TCCCCATGACATCTTGGTAACCAATCCGTTACTGATTTCTTCATAAAAATCCTTGGAAGCAGCTGACTTGCTTAAATCAGCGCATACAAAAAGCCCTTTATTATCGGGCTCAACGATTAATGTTCTATTTGATTTTCTGGCAAAAACTTTGCCAGCATGGTCGTACTGTAATATCACATCACTTAGATCAGCTCCGTCTAAGGCATTACGGTCAATTTTTTCATAATACTTCACGCCGTCAGCTTCATAGAGAACATACGACTGATTAAATGTAGTGGCGTATCCTTCTATGTAATAATCGCTGTCAATGCGCTTCTTATTACTCGCTTGAGCCTGTAGCATCGTCAGCTGACGGTATTCCCTCTTGTCCACTTTTGGCAATCTGCTCAACTCCCTTCGTATCAGTATCATCTAAATCGCCTATCTTGGATATCTCTGCGTACTGTCGGCGAATATACCTCTTATCGCCATCCGGTACATGAGCCATATTCCAGATATCCATGACCTGATTAGTAGTAAGAATTCCTCTATCAAATAACTGTTGAGATACTGACAGTTTGGTACTGTTGGATGCATACTGTAATCGGTTAGCCGTGAACATGACTGCATTATCAAAGGCTATTTCTTTTTGAGTGAATAGCATATTTGTCAGCACTAAACTTAACTGAATAGCGAATGGTTCAATCTCGCCCTCATAATATGCACTCCATTTATTCTCATCATACTTATTCTGAAGAATATCCTCATTCGTACCAAAATAATTACATACATTATTCTGTATGATCTTCATTTGTTCGGCATCAACAATAAAAGGCTTGCTATCAATTTGTTTGACATCAGCGTATTTATTATCAAACATCATTATTCCAGTTTGATTATCTGCACTAAGGTTATCATTTGAAAACCTTTGCTTTTCCTTTTCTATATCTCCCGGTGTCATTACGCCTTGTAGCCTTGCTAAGAACCTTAACGTAGCCGACTGTTTAATCCCTTCTTCGATGCCCTGCTTCTGAATATCGAGCAATCGCATTGTAGGATTTAAGGCAGCATTACCATCACCAAAAAAATCATTCTTGTACTGGAAACGTGTCAACACACCAGCTCTTGCTAATTCAATAGCAGCCTTTTGACCATTCATAAATCTATATCTTAGCCACGGTTCACCATCTACATCAATAAGCTCAGTTCTTTGCGGCAGGAGCGGATAAAACCCGGTAATGGTTTCATAATCATCCGCATAAAGAGGAATAATAAAAGCCGTTGTATTCACCTTTAGGATTGTTGCGATTCGGTAAAGAAACTGCGACGTATTCATCCATGGGTTAGGTTTGTACTGTAATATCTTTTCTAGGCTCTTGTAAGCATTACCTTGTATCTCAGGCTTTAATTTACTGCAAAAGGTTGCGTATCGGTCAATTGCTGCTCTTGTTAACTCCATTTCATAAATTCCACCATCATATGTGGTAAATGCCGGAGTATAGGCATTTAGAGTCTTAAAATAACTTTGAACTGTATTCTGTATCTGTTTATCAATTTGAGGTTGTCTCGGAAATATCTTTTCAAATAATCCTATTTTAATCACCTTCTTCCTGTATATAAAAACCGCTGTCAAGGATGAGAACCGTCACATATTCACCATAGCCATGTAATTGTTCATTTCATCCAAATATAAGACATATGCGTCAAGTAAACTTGCCACTCCATCTATACGTTTTGTTGAATCGCTTGTCTTACACAGATACATATTTTGGTTTGTATCAATTGTCACGGATGCATTAGCCAAATTCCATAATGTAACCGGGTTGTTATCATAATTAATCAATTCCTTTTCAAGATCTGCAGAAAAGTTACGCATAGGAACATTAAATGTCTTGGCTCCTTGAGCAATTGGTACGGTTATTTTACCAAAATTCTGTTCTAATTCATCAACCAAATACGTTGTACTCCATCTGTCATAACCAATCTTATAAATATATAGGCCTAACTGATTTCGAACCTCTATGAGCCATGCAACAACATCCTTATAATTGATTTTGTTGCCCTCTGACAGCCTTAATAAGCCTTGTCGCATCCATTCATCGTAAGGAACTTTATCCTGTATGATTTTTTGCTCTAATCGGTCACTAGGAAGCCAATACATTTGTTTAATATAGATAACCGGATCATTAGGTGCTCTGAATAATACCGTTGCACAAGTCAAATCCGTGGTACTGGATAAATCAATACCAGCAATACCATATTTTGGCTTCAGCTTTTTAATATCATAAGTTGCTTTATTATTAAGCTGCTCATAAGTCAACCATGCTTCGCTGCCTGTCTCCGGCATATCAAAATGTTTGGTCAATAAATTCTTAACCAGCTTCTCATTCTGCTTTGCAAGTTTAACTTTCTCTTCAAGGTCTGAATATTTAAACGAGACTCCTAAATTAGGATTTGATTTTTTCCAACAATTAGGATCCTTCCATTCCTTTCGGTTATCTAATTCGTATATGAATGAAATCGTTCTATCATCCTTATAAGAGTCAAGTCCAATATAGCCATTAATAATACGCTCGCACTCTTCATAGATCGTGTCATATATATCTTTACGAATTATTCCGGCAGTAGTCGTGATCAGTATTAAAGGCTGCCTTCTTGCAATAGTACCATCAGCCATCATATCGTAAAGGGCCTTACCGTTTTTCCACTGCTGAAGTTCATCCATCAATACCCCGTGGATATTTAAACCATCGAGATTATCACTATCAGACGCAAGCGCCTTGAATACGGAATCATTAAACTCGCTGTTCATCTCTGCTACTAAACATTTTATTTTCTTGAGCAGTTTAGGCGATTTTTTGACCATCCTCCTGGACTCATTCCAGATAATTTTTGCTTGATCTCTAGCGGTCGCAACTGCATATACTTCCGCACCTGGTTCATTATCCATAACCATTAAATATAGTCCCAGAGCTGAAGCTAATAATGATTTACCGTTCTTCTTAGCTATAATTAATACACATCTTCTGTATTTTCGGCTGCCCTCGATATCTATAAATCCAAACACTGAAGCAATTAAGGCTTTTTGCCATAACTCAAGAATAATCGGCTTGCCACCAAAAATTCCTTTTGAGTGTTTGCAGTAGTTTTCAATGAACTCGATACAATGGGTTGCTCTTTTTGGAGAATAAAAAAAATCACCCGTGTTATCAAGTGAATCCCTCGCTAATTTCTGGTATGTATAATATATTTTCTTAGATACAACCTCTTTACCACTTTCAATCAATTGCCAATACTCTAGTATCGGGTTGTAATCCGCTGGGTATCTAATAAACGCCTTAGGATTTTTCACAACCTTAATCTTAGTCATTTCTCTCACCTGCAAATGCAGTAAAATCATCCTCTTCATCCGGCTTCTGCTTTACATCCTTAGGGAGAAGATCACTGAGCTGCTTAATTATGGTCTGATAATTTTTATTCATAGTTGAATATAATCTCGCAACCGGTCGTTCTCTTTCATAAGGCGGAGTATTCGGTGATTGTGTAAATAACTCAGTGTAACCCTTTTCATCAAGGTCGGCCTCGTATATTTCAAGTTGAATCCGCATAAAGGCAGCTCTTTGAATTACGCCGTCAACGATGGACTTGTTTTCTTCTTTTATGTTTGTATAAATCTTTCTGAGTCTCGCTTCTTCTAGTTTAATCCGTTCAGCTTTAGTTAACTCTTTCTTTCTTGCCATATGTTTCACCGCCTTTAAGGGTAGGGGATCATGTAGATGACCTGCGTATTCTCTAAGACTTCACCGCCGGTCTTAGCAAGATAAAAAAATATTATCTGAATGGGGGCGGTACCTAATCTTCTTTCACTGGTGGAACTAAAATTATTTCTCCGTTATCACCAAATATATATCTTGGCTGCTCTAACACTTTGCCTTCCTTCTCCTGGTTGTGGCAAGTCTGACAATCATACTTTAGATTGTCATGGTTCAGGGATATCATAGGATTAGATATGTTCGTTGGAGTTAACCATGTCTTATGATGCACGATGTATCCCAGTTCCATATGACAAGTCTCACACATACCGCCGTCGATAGTTATCCTCTTGCTAATATAAGAAGCACGGCATTCTCGCCATGCTTTACTGTTATAGAATGGCTTAGCGAACTCCATAGCCATTAGGTGGTCACCGCCTTATCCCGGTTGCCATACATGCTGCAGTCCTTATCCGGAACCTTTATGGTATATACTGCACCTGAACTATGCCGAATGCTTTTAAGTATGCCGCATTCCGGATTAGTCAAATCCTTGCACCCAATACAAGTCTTACTCTTATACTTCTCTGAGATACAATCTTTATATGATTTTGGTAAACACTTCTTCATGATTATCACCTTAATTACTGCCTGCTCCTATCAATTAAGAAAGCGCCTATAACCTATTGCTAAGTCATAAGCGCTTTATAAAGGAAGGAGGATTACTTCTATGTTATTACCTTGTTTGCTATTTCCATACTATCATAATAAACTAAAAGTATGTCCCAATATCATCGACTTTGTAATTATCAGTTTTTATTTTTATCTAAGAGAAAATAGAAATATCTTCGTATACAGTTAAAACTATTCAGGGAAATCGGTATCCCTTTGTGATACAAATAAGTGTATGTAATATCTGTATTCGTGACAGCCTCCATCATAAACGGATACAAATCAATTTCCCAATCACCGTCATATATTGGGTTACACCTGCCATCAACTGTAGTAGCAATTGCTTCAAACATTGTCTGTTCTATCAGCTGCATATTGTTGCCGGCT